GGGGCTTAATTGTCTCTACCAGCAGTCAGGTAGCATTACTGAGAGTTGGATCTCTGCAGGCTAATGTAGGCAAAGACTTCATCGCTTGTCATCAGTGCCTGATCTTCCCACCCATCTATCAGGTCAACAGCGTCTAGGTAATCAACTGCATTACCTCCCGTCACATCATCTGTCCTAACGAAGAATTGCATCAGCTCCTCTGTAGACTTAAAGGTCAGGTATGTGCTCCGATCAGTCTCTTGCGTAATCATCATAGGCAGAACAAAGGAGAAACCATTGGATACCATATGGTATGCAGAGTAGACGCCGAGCACTTGCCCCTCACTAGATGCCATATTAGTATCGGTAAACTCATCTGACCAAGCACTGTGGAATGCTAAGACCCCATTGACCTCATACTCCAGGGCACCTACGAATGCGATTGCACAAGCACTGATGCAGGCATATCCACGTGGAACTACTGCAGTGACACTCAGGTCAGACAGGACACCCGACAGGTTATAGCCAGCCTGGGCAGATCCGCCATTGGATACCATACCTATACGCCGCACCCCGTTGGCCAGCAAGATAGTACGGATTTGTTCTGCATCACCATCAACCATCTCACCGTGGAACACGATAGCACTTCGCCCTGAGCTATCCACAAATACTTCAGTGGCCTCCATCGACATCACTGGTGTAACCCATAGTGCTACCACTGTCGCTAAGTACTTAAACATATTCATCGTCACCTCCATCATGATCTTCATTTTCCTCTCTCGTACTTATGGTATTCGCCGAACTACCTCTTCGTATCAAGGTGTTTGAACGAGATGCCAGGTCCACCTCCGTTAGCGTCTCCCATTGCTCTGGGGTAATACCCGTCATCAGGAACTCCCGGTCATCAGGGGACAGGTGGGGCATAGCGTCCTGGATAAGCTCTCCACCCTCCCAGGCTACAATTTGATCCCGGGTAACGTCTATTTCACGGGTGCTTACTGTGCCTGTCAGTATAGACTTACGGGTGATGTGCATTAGGAGTACTCCCTCTTGATTGTCTCCATTGACACGAACTGTGGCTCATACATACCGTCTTCGATGTTGTGCTTAATAACTACCCCTTTCCACCAATCTCCGTTAGCCTGACCTGCCCAACCCTCTGGACCACCCTTGTAACATCCTGCAACCAACCCAATACTGCCTGTGCCATCCTTAAAGTACATACCACGCTTATGGCTATGGCCCACTGTAGCAGATCTGTAGCGTGCCTGTATGAGACCAAAGGCATGGTGAATTCCACTGATCGGCCTGCCGAAGTTACCTGCACCAATAAAGTGGGCATAGTCAACCCCATCATAGCTGTGGATTGCAGGTGCGCCATTCTCATACTCATGGTACTCATCGAACCACTTGTTCGTATTCAGGTGCTTGAACGAGATACCATACTTCTTACCCTCTAGTCGAGGATCAAAGGACAATGCAGTCTTAATGCGTGCCTCATGGTTTCCCTCGAAGCCAAAGAAGGCAGGACGCTTACGCCTCTGTTTAGCAAACACCTCCCTCATGCGATACATCGCATCGTTGTAGCAGTCAATATCCTTCTCGTAACTCTGTGACACAATGGCCTCTGGCTTGCGTGTATCGTAGCTGTTGAGGGACTTCATATCAGCTCCATCACCTAAGTCAACCACATAATCTGGCTTCAGGTCATATAGGAGTTTCCCCAGCCACGTGAACCTGTCATTAGATGCCTCAGGTGATGCGTGTGCGCAGGTTAGAACAACTGCCTTCATTTCTCTTCCCCTCTAAGCTCATCCAGCATCCATTGCAGATACACACGGGCCTTGTCAATATCCTCGACCGGGTTGCCCTTGTATCTGTACCTGTGCTGATACTTGATAAGGTTGCCGTGGCAGTAGTGGATAAAGCCCTCTGGACCTAATCGCTGCCGGATGTATTCAATGCACTCAATGTTGTCTGGATCACCCTTGTAGTGATCGGGATGTTCTACGTTGGACATTGGTTCTTCCTATACTTTGTTTTACCCTCTAGCATCCATGTCTCTGGCACTAGCTTGTCAGCGTATCTGAAACCATGCTTCTTGCACCATCCTGCATATGTGGTCTTAGATACCTTGCTGAGTTTCTTGCTACTGTTGCTGAAAACAAACCGTATGTCTAGTCCTGGGTGTTGTTTCTTTATCAGCAGGTGCTTTGTTCTATCTTTGCCTAAGAACCTCCCCTTAGTCTCTATGATGATGCCGTTAGCTAATACGAAGTCGGGCGTGTAGGTATGGGGTTGAGTGATGTATTTGATCTTAGATTTCTCATACTCGAACCCTACCCCGTGCTTCTTCAGCCATGCAGCATTGTCTTGTTCAAGACCTGACCTGAAGCCAGCTTTAAGTGCCGCTTCCCTTACCCTGCGGTGGGGCCCAGTCTTCCCCTTCCTCGCGCCGTAACCATAGGAGTCTGCCATTCTCAGTTACCTTCTCTGTGTCACCTTTGTATGCCTTGAGGCAAACCTCATACATATCACGCTCATTAAGCGCACCCTTGAGTAGCTTCTTAGCTTTCACCGGACCAATACCGCGAACGCCCTTGACGTTGTCTGCTGCATCACCTGTGAGGATCTGCTCATAGAAGAACAGTAGGCCTTCGAACTCCTCTACCTTGACCATTGTTCCCCGATTGAAGTTATAGTGCCAGCATGGAACCTGCAGGAAGTCCTTGTCGATACTAGCGATGATCGTTTCGTCATATCCGATTTCAGTGGCACGTATCACAATATCGTCGTCGGCCTCCTGACCGTCTGAGACCTTAGCAGCATATGCCTCAGTCAAGTACGACATACAGGCTGGCAGGAGTTCAGGCTTAGGGCGTGTGCGGTTTGCCTTGTATTCAGCATTAAGATCCTTGCGGAAGTTGTTGCTACCTGACAAGAACACCTCGACGTTATCCCAATTCTCGGTGAACTGCGTAGCGTTCATAATGTCAGATAGCAGCTCATCAATATATTCCTCCGCATCAATCTCGGTTCCATCCTCACATGAGAATGCAGCACGATAAGCTACGATGTCTCCATCTATCAGGGTGATCTGTCTGTCAGTCATCGTCTGTTCTCCAGATAATTGTCATACCAACACTCCCAGCATCTGTTCTCGTTGTCAAGTAGGCCATCACAATCCTTGCAGCGCGGCCCAACTGACTTCGAATAGGGGTTCGATCTCGCGTCCAATTCGCTCTGCGATGTCTCTGGTTTCTCTTTGTGTGTCACTATTAGTCCTTTCCTTGTACATTCTTGAGTATGCGTAGAGGCTCCCGGTCCAGATCCACTCTGTGTACATCGACTGAGGTAACAGCATCCTAGCTTGCTCTGGGCATACGCCATAATTTAGTGCATTGTGGTACGCCGCTAGCATAGATGGGTAGAGGTACGCAGGGTTGTATTCAGGTTCATCGATAGGCTCATCACTACTGCCCTGCTTTACATTGTCTGCAGCCTTACGCCACATATAAGGTACATAGAAATCTGGCTTACTGTCAACGTACCTACGGCTAACCTCATTCCAAGCGAACCCTACCTGATGCTTAGCTAACTGGCGTGCCACAAAGATGGGTGCCTTGATACGCAGTGTGATTGCATTATGAGTAAAGGGTGACCAGTGACCGTGCTTTGCCAAGTAGTGGATCAACTTTACATCCCTATCAGACAGCTTCTTGTCAGGGTCAAAGTCAGGGTGCGATCCACCTTCCCAATCGCTCTCCTTGTCGAAGCTAACTCTGGCTGCATTGACTACAGAGAGATCACTCCCCATTGCGTCGATGAATGTTACTTCCATTTTTCAATCTCCCTCTATGCAGCTGACCGCGCCATTGCGATCAGCACGTCTCTAAATTCTGGCGGCGTTCCGATCCTTGCCGCACTATCCTTACCACCGCCTTGAAAGGCCATCAGCCCGGCTTTGCGGCAATACGCCTCGCCATGCTTCCCAAGAGCTTCGGGTGGGAAATCTTCCCTGCGCACCTTGCGAACACCCCATCGAAGTTCCGGCAGAGGATTGACCCCTACTACATAGAGCCAGGTAGGCTTTGGCGCATAATGGCCATAGCGACCCTGTTCCACGCGGCACGTCCAACCGCCATGATCGTCAGCCTTGATCCAACCACCTTCGCGCGGGGGCTTGGCCAGCCCAAATAGCTTCCAAGCGTTGCTGTGTTCTGGGTGTTCTATAACCCCACCAAACCGCCGCACGTCAAACAGGGCAGACTTGAAACAACCGTGGTCGTCGCCAAGCCTCTCAACCTTCCCCCTCTTGATATTACCCGGCTGGCCCTTCCAGAACTTGCCCCACCGCTGGCAAGGCGGGTGCGCCACTACCGGATGCGGTCCCATATACATACGCGCGTCATCGTCCTGATCGAATGGTTGGACACCGGGCAGGTTGTAGTAGCTGCCGCCGGTCTGAACGTATAGTGCCGCGATTTCTATGGGTTCGGGCAGGGTAATCACTTCTTGTCCCTTCCTTTGCCCTTACCATTGTCAGTGCTTCCCTTCTTGTCGTAGTTGCCACCCTTCTTATTGTTCGCAGATGCGTTACCCTTCTTACCCTTGTCATTGCTTCCCTTCTTGTCTCTCCCCTTACCCTTACCATTGTCAGTGCTGCCGGTCTTGTCGTAGTTGCCACCCTTCCCGTTGTTGGCAGATGCGTTGCCCTTCTTGCTGCCACCAGTAGGGTCACTAGGGCCAGTAGGATCACTAGGTTCAGTAGGGTCACTAGGATCATTAGGTTCAGTAGGTCGAGCCTTGGGTCGCGCGGATACACACATCTCAAGTGGAACCTGGGTGCGTACCTCTTCGTCATCAATGATTACAGTTTTGTAACACTTACAGTCAC